AAATCAGGTTTTTCGAGGTTCTCGGTTATCAAGGCCCGTAAATCGGGAGCGGCTTCCGGTTGAGATCCGGATCCGGTTGAATCTTGGGTACTGTCTAAATTTTCGTTTTCTGTGCTCATTCTCTTTTACCTGTTTACGATTGAAATTAATTGTTCCCGACGTTCTGAATTGTTGCGTTGGGCCTCAAGCTGCCGGTTTCGTTCATTGTCTTGTTGCATACCGGGCTCAAATTGGACAAGCCCGTTGTTCGCCATGTACCGGCGTAAACTTGACCGGGAGCCGATGAGTTGGGGGCCGTCTGCTGTCGCATTGGCGACAAAGGGTTTTATGTCCTCCATAATCACAATGCCACCTAAAAAATCCCCCTGCACCGGCCTCGTAAGTTCAACAAGCCGCCATTCGCCATCAATCTTTTTTTGTACGTATCTTTTCATAATTGCCCCTTTTTTAATCCTCGTTTTCGTCGTCGTCCTCGGGTTCGTTCTCGTCGTCGTCCATGGTTTCAAGCTCTTTGGTTTTTTTCTCTACATCGAGCATTTTACCGGCGTGGTCTATGAGATTTCCACGGCTGTTTTCTTCGGCTGTCCGAACGTTCGAAATCGCGTCGATAGTCGTCGTCTGGAGTTCGACGTCGGCCTTGCGTTCGGCGATTTTTAACTCAACTGCGAGCCGCTGCATTTCCATTTGATGAGACTCCCTCATCATTTCCAATTCAAGTAAAAATTTCTGCTGATCCTGTTCCAATTTTTGAGCATCGGCCGCGGCTTGCTGCTTCATTTTTTCACCTTCGAGCATCGCCTCGCCTTGAGCCTTGGCGGAATCGGCCTCGATTTTTTTGTTATCCAGTGCTAACTTTTGTTGATCATACTGGAGCCGCAACTCTTCCGGGGACGGCTTCGGCGGCTGGGCCTGTCTGGCTTGCTGGCCCTGAACCATGGCATCGAGAGATCTATCGATTGCCCCCTCGATTGTAGCCGACACCTTGAACCCGGACACAAGGAACTTGATCATTGTCGTCATCATGGGAACCATTTCGGGTACAGTCTGAGCCGCTGCAATAGCCTTTTCCAAGAAAGTGCCCATGGTTGATAAGAATTCGATACGGTCGGCCTTTTCCTGTGAAAAATCCACTTGCGCCATTGAGAACGGTTCAATTGCAATTCTGAAATCGACGAATTGCTCCGACTTGAGGGCTTTCACCGCCATGGGCGCAATATCGGCGTCGGCCGTGTTCATGATGTTGGACATGGCAAGGAGAGCCTCGTCGGGAAAATGCCGACACATAATTTCGGCCTTAATCCTTAAAACTTCCGTTGCCCAGGCTTCGAATTGGGTTTGTAAAACCTGGATCCGGGAGCTTGCAAAGTCGGCTTTCATTCTCTGAGCGCCTAATGTTTCGTGAGGGTTCGAAGAACCACGCACGACGTCGGATATCCCTGTAAGCTCGTAAATTTGAACTTTGATATCCTCGCGGGCTTCCCTCAATGTTGCTTGAGCCGCTACGATTGTTTCAAGCGGGAGCCAATCGATTAAACCTTTCAAGCCTCCCTTTTCCGCAAACATGGCCCAGTTATCGACGGGAATGAGCTTGTTGTCTGTGCCATCACTCATCAAGTTCTTAACGCCGTCTTGGGCCTTGTCATAAACGCCGGCGGCCCTGCAAGCCTTAACAAGCATGGCAATTCGTTGGTTTATGGTGTCGAGTTCTGTGTATTGATCAATCCAGCGAATATAATCGGGAATCGGGATACAAACGGAAGTCGTCTGCAAGGCAAAAAACGGCTGCGGGGTGGGCTCAAAGCCGGACAATTCGAGGAAGTCTTTTTTCTTGTCTAAAATTTCCGGGTAGCCGGTCGAGATCCAGATAATCTCTTTCTGTTCCCTGTCCCAAATTTCCCAAATTTCGGCTTCCTGGATGAGCTTGTTCTCTGGCCCGCTCTCATCCGACTCGTTACCGGCTTTCGACTTGGTAACCATGGGCACATTCTTAAACTTGTCACCGAAGCGTTTAACCCCCTTGTCGTAAGTCATGTAGACACGACGAGCAACCCACCGGCGATCATCCCAAATTCGGCAAGGGCTCCAAAGTAAATCTTGCCAGTGCACGTGTTCGGCAAGTGCTCGCTGGCTGACAACGACGGGGATAATTTGCTGCGTAATGGGATCCGTCTGCTCCTCCTCCTCAACCTCAACCCGAAGCCATGCCGTACCCATGCCGGGGACGAGGCGATCCTGTACGGCTTGAGCAAAAACCCGGTTTATTGGGTTATTCGGGTCGTATAAATCCTGCTCAAGACACCGTTGTAAAATTATCGCTGCGACTCGCGCCGTGTCGTCGTCGTAATCGTCAAACTTCCTGGTGACTGATACCCGTGGCGGGGTCGAATACAATGCGCCGGTTAAAACATCAACGTTCGCCGCAAACAGGTTATAACGCTTGGAGCCGCTATCCAAAGCGCCGCGGTCGTCTGAGTATCGGCGCAAACTTTTCAAACCGTTTTTATGCCAACCGCTAAGCTCCTTTAATCCATATTGGATCTCACTTTTCCAGCGAGAATACTCTGTTTGAGGGTTCGACGCTGTTTCGATTATCGACTTAATGCTCTGTGTATCTGTCATGATTGCTTGCTCCTAATTGCTGGTGTCAATTATACCTTGCATGGTGTTCGTTATCGTCGAAAAGATTATCGAGCGTCATTATTAATTGCTTCGGTTTTGCTTCCGGGAGTTTAAGCGAGAGATCCCTAATGGCCCTAACACTCACGGCAAGATAGCGAAAGCTGTCGGCGTAATGGCTTGACCAATCGTGAACGGGCGCTTTGTCATAAGTTCGAGTATCCTCGTCATACTCGCGCCGATAGTTCTCTAGGGCTGCGAGTAGATCCGAACATTGCCCCTTATGGATCCTGGTTTTCTGGCCCAACAAGTAACGGGCGGCCTGGATACCATCCTCAATAGTCAATTTCGGCGTTATGTGAACGTTGGGCAGGGCGGCCCGGATCTGCTCTTTGATAGTTAAGCCGGTCGCAAATTTAAACCGTGAGTCGTTGGCGTCGTGGGGGAGAAAATGCGCCTTGTACTGATACGGCTTTGAAGCCAGGAGCTCAATGTAATGATTTACAGTCATGCCGTGAGCTTCGTAGGAATCGAGGATATCAACCCCGCCGTCTGGCCGAAAGCGCCAAAAAATGATTGCAGTCGAATCCGTGAAACCGATATCCCAATGCGTATAAACTTCGTCGAAGTTATGGGCGAAATCGGCAATTAAACCGGCCGACTCCATCTGCTCAAGCAAGAAAGCATAGTAGGATCCAGCGTTCCCGCTGTTGAAATCGCAGTAATATTCCTGCTGGATTAAATCCTCGGGCATCCCTGCGGCTCGTTCTTCGGCCAGGACGTCGAGACTGAGCGCCCCGGTATCCTCAATGGTTTGCAGGGAGCAAAACCACGCCGGATTATTACGCGCCATTTCATAAATTTTATGGCCGTGGTTCTTGCCGCGGGGGGTGTAAATGAAAGCGGCCGTTCCCTCGTTTTCGGCCAGGATTGGACGAATAAAAGACCACGCCGACGGCTTCGAAAGACTCCACTCCGAAAACGTTACGTGTATTGGGTTAGAACCCACCAAAGAATCGAAGGAATCAGATCCGACGACTTGAACAATGGAGCCGTTACGGAATTTAATCGCCATTTCCGTATTGTTTGTGGAGGCCCGAATCGGGAGGGGGAAAGCCTGATCAATGATGCGCCGGCCCTGCTTATCGATACCCTCCCAAACCACTTTACGGCCCTGCCGCTGCGACGGGAGCAAATGCCAATAAGTGCCCACGCGGGTAAGGGCCATTTTCGCAGTTTGGTTTAATAGGGTGTTGTCCTTGCCGCCGCGCCTATGAACAACCCAAACGGCCCGCTTCCCGCCACCGTCGAAATATTTCATTATCGGCTCTTGGTAATGCCGGGGCGTCCATAAGTTTGGTATCTGTATTATCTTGCTTTCGTGTCGTCTTGCCATTGCCCCGTTAACTCTAACGTTTTGAAAGGGCAAAAAAAAGCCCCCTACCAGTAAAACATTTTAGACTGGTAAAGGGCTCAAAGTAAAATCAACCACGATTTTAAAGGCTTCCACTCAACCAAGCGGATAGGGTTCAACTCTGCGGCGAGAGGAAACGGGCCCGCTGCGAGTCGCCACCCGGCCGAATGGTAGCTTTTAAAATCTGTCGTTAAACCCCGAAGGGGGTGGAGTGGATTTTACTTAAACCGGCATCGACAAAGAGCCCATTTAACCACCCCACCTATTTGGAACAACCCGCCCGCCGCCGTTAAACGTTAAAGAATATCAGGCTAAAAGGAAAAATAGCGGCGAGGGGTCGTATTCTAAAAGACTCCCCGTTATAACGGGAAGTCTTTCGGCTGCCAAGTCGTTGGCAACCACATCAATTATCGAACGT